ATTCCCGGATAGGTCGCCGGAAGCCTTCATACCGCCGCCCGTCCACGTCGGTGAAATCCATGCCGGATTGCATCTTGTCGAACTCCGCGCGGTAGAGCACGTGTCCTTGTACGGGCTCGTGATCCGGCGCGGACATTTTGTGCGCCGAGATTTCAAAGGCGTCGGTCCCGAGCGAGTCGGCGAGGATAAACGCCGACTGCTGCTGTAATTGCAGTGTGGCGTTTGTAACGTTCATCCGCACCGCCGTGTCAATCCTGCGTCGGTGTCCGGATTCGTACTGCACCTTCACGCCCGCGCCGCCGATGTCGGACAGCGTGTGCCGGATAGCTTTCATGTAATCCGATCCGCCCGACGCCACCGCCGCCGACGCGACGTCGATCGCGTCTTTATAGCTTTGGTCGATAACCGTCGTATTCGAGTAGTTGTCGAGAGCGTCGGACGTCTGACGTGCCACGGTCGCCGTAAAGAGCTGTAGACGCTTGTTTACCTCCGGTGGAATACTCGTATCCCTGATGTACCCCTGCGCCGCAGGACGCGCGTATGCGCTTTCTGAGACGCGTTCGAGTATCTTCTCGACTCCGCGTTTGCCGAGCTTCGTCGCGTCGGCGAGCTTCGACTTGATCTCAGCGACGTTCGCGCCCATCTTGTACATCACGTCGAGCGTGTGGACAGAGGACGGTATGAGGTCGCCGATTTCTCTCATCTGCTCCGCGAGCCGTTCGAGGTAAAGGCTGTTCACTTTGTCAAAAAGCTGTACGACGGTTTCAATCGCCGGAAGAAATTCCTCAAAAGGGATCATCATCCGCTACCTCAGTCGGTGATCGCGGGGAGCTGATTCGAGATAGCCTCGATCTGGCTCGCCCTTAGCTCCTCGATAGCCTTCTTAGCCTGCGCCGGAGTCTCGCCAAAGTACCACGCTCTGATTTCCTCCGGGCTGATAACCCCGGCGTTCATCAGCGTCAGCCGCTCCGAGAGCTGCTGTGAGCTGTCGGTGATTATGGAGTCGTCCCACTCAAAGGACACTTCATACTCGCCTTTCGGGGCAAGCCCGTAGATATCGGCGTACTTGTCCATCACCCGGATGACGTCGCGCAGACAACGCTCGAGCGCCGCCTGATTGTCCGCGATAGTCGCGTATGATCTCTGCTGCTGTATTTTCAGCTCCGTCGCCGTCCGTGCCTGAGTGTTCGGGTCGGACATAGTGCCGCGCGAAAATCCGCAAAGGTCTTCGATGCGCATGAGGATGTTATTGAGCCCGTTGTACAGCGACGCGTCGCGGATGGCGGGGGAGAAGATGTTGTAATTCTCGCCGCTGCCGAGGTCCACGCCGCGGAAGAGCCGCTGATTGAGCTCCGGCACGGACATACTGCCGTCTCTGCCGGGCGTCGGTCTGAGCGCGAGAGGGTCGACGTCAACCGCGAGCGCGGTGCCCTCATACTCCCACTTGATGAGCGAGTACTGCTCGTCCGCGTCGCGTATCAGCCATTTCGCCTTATCGAAAAGGGACGCGCCGAGCGGGCAGTCGGGGTCAACCGAGTTCGCGATAGGCGAGCGATACCATCCGAAGAGCTGTCCGTCAGCCGCCTGTACGGTCGCTTCCGGTTCAAGCTCAGCCCATTGCGGCACGTCGGTCAGCGGGATTTCCACACCGATAACGTCTTTCACGGTCGACTTGAAAGCCCTCTGCGTTATGACAACGTTATCGCTGTCGCCGCCACGCTCGAGCCTGTGCCGCTCAAGGCGCGTGTAAATTGTTTTCCCGTCGATGATCATGTCGCGGAAAATCACGTCGGACAGGTTGCCGTCGTCGTCAAAAGCGACGGGGTACATCGACCAGTCCATGCAAAAATCAAAGTGTATGTGCCCGCCTTTCGGGTAGGGCTTTATCACCATGCCGCCCGCCGCGCAGCCCTGCTCGAGCTTCACGCGAAGGGAAGTAATCAGCTTTTCAAATTCGGCTTTAAGATACTCAGAGCGTGGATTCTCCGTTGCAACGCCGCCCTCGCCCTGCTTTCCCGTTATACTCCATTTCATTTCAAGCATGATCTGTCTCGCGAACTCGGAGCAGATAAACGCCGGGAGATTCAGCGAGTAAACGGATTTTTCGTTCGGATCGCGGTCGGGTCCGTTGTTGGTCAGCCACGGCGCGTCGTTTCGGTACATTCTGTACCACGTTTCGAGCGCGAGAGCCATTTCATTTGACAGCGGTGTTTCGATACTCTCAACCGCCGCTATAGTCTTGTAGGGAGTCACTTTGTGAAACACCTGCCTTATCATCGTTATCAGCTTTGATATTATGCCGCCACTTATCGTCCTCACCTCTTTCGGTGATTTTTATGCGGTCAGCCGACCGCGTTCGCTGCCTGCCACGCCGCCCAGATTTTTTCGCCTTGCAGCGCGAACCAGTCGATCATTTCTTCGTTCAGTGCCCACGCGCCGGTGGGCTTCAGGCTGTTTTCTTCAAGCCCGCTCTCCGCGAGAAACGCGTGCACGATCTCATGCCGGAGCGTGTTCCGTTCATTCCGTCGCACGGTTTTGATCGATTCGTGCTGCCATCCGGGATAGGTAGTCATGTCGCAGTGTACGATCAGCTTCGAGTGCGTATCGCAGTATCCGTCGATGTCGCACCGCTCAAAGTCAGGATCGTCGGCGTACTTTTTCTTGATTATCTCGTACTCGGTGCCGAGTATCGATACTGTCATGTCATTGTCCTTTCCGTTTCCAGACGCGCTCCATAGCATACCGCACGGCGTCAATTGAGTGGTTGTCGGCGTCCGGATAGCCGCTCATCACTTCGCCGGTCGCCGTCCGGTCGTATTCGTAGTTCTGAAACTCCTTCGCGGTCGCCGGGCACCTTACCGGGTCGATCACGATTGATTTCAGCGATTGCAGCCACTTGATTCCGTACCGCACCGAGTCCGGACCTTTTACAGCCGGTCGGCACATCGCGCCATACGACGCGTAGTCACCTACACTTTTAGGCTCCGCGCTGTCGGCGGTGATCAGGTCCGCCCCGGTCACGCCCTTTTGCGTCTGGAGTGCCTGCCACGTCGTCTGGTTGCTCTGCTTGTTCGCGCGGTATTCGTCGAAAATGTAAAGCGTCAGCCGCGCCGCGTCATAGTGCATTTTCGCCCAGTGGAACGGGTCGGGATACCAGCCCCAGTCGATACCCATATAGATACGGTCGAACGACTGAATTTCATGGTCGGTAATCTCGCGGACGTTGATATTGTCAAATACCTCGCCGCCGTTACCGATCGCCTCGCCCATGTACTCGTGTTCATACGCTCTCGGGTTCGTCTGCCGCAGGAATTCGGCGTCCTCGAAAAACTGCTGCCCGAGCCATGCCGGGGGCACGTCGAGGTAGCAGGATTTGTGATTCAAAGCGTCTTTTCGCGGCGTCAGCACGTACTGGTTCGCCCAGTTACTTTTACTTATCGGCGGGTTGAACGACTTGAAGACGATGAATTTCTCGCCGCCACGGAGAACCGACTGTTGAACAGAACGGATTTCTTCGTCGCCGGAGAACTCGTCAAGCTCCTCAAACCACAGATACTTGAAGTATCCGTGCGCGATCTTGATGGATTTTACCTTCTTCGCTTTGTCGAGTCCCCGGAAAATGATAACCTGTCCGGTCGGCGTGTACGTCAGGCTGAACGGGCTTTTCCGCTCCTTCCAGAGGTGCGAAAGCCCGAGAGCTTCGATGCTCCAAAGCACCTGCTCGTAGACGCTGTTCGAGATCGTGTTGCCGACCTTGCGGTAGACAAGCGCGTTGGCGAGAGGGTCGGACAGGATGCCGAGAACGATTTCCGTGCCGATGAACGACGATTTCGTCGAGCCACGCCCGCCGTACAGGTTGTAGTACGTGTGCCTGCCCTCAACGAGGTCCCAGTGGACGGGATAAAACGCGGGCGCGATAACGTCGGACAGCCTTACACCGTCATTCGGCATGATTTACCTCCGCCGTCTCAGAGGCTGTCTGAGGCGCGTCAGCAGTAGCGGCGGGTTTCGGTAT